ATTTTTCCATTAAAATAACAATAAAATAAATAGCTTTTTAAATATATATAATTCGATTTTGACAACAAATATAAATAACATAATATTTTTAATGTATACAAAATAAATACTATATAAAGCGGTAAATTATTTATATCATGTATTCTTTGTAAAACTTCCTTGCGGTTTTTTTCATCATAAATAAGCAAATCAAACGTAATGTCATTTTCTTTATTTTTATATTTAATTTTATATCCAGTAATAATCCCTTTATGATAAGTGCTGTGTTGCTGAAAAATAGTTTGTATTTTATTTTTATTAATATTTAAATAATTTTGAATTTTTGACATCATACTTTTAACATTATCAGTTATAACTATTATATCTATGTCACTTGAACTTCCAAAATAATCTGAACGTTTTATACTACCATAAAAATATAGTTTGGAATCTAAATAATTTTGTAGATTATTAAAAAAATTATATTTATATTCACCTAATCTATCTTTTATATCTTCCATATTAAAATAAGTGGATATTTTATTTATAATTCCTTATCATCCTTAAGTAAGTTATGTAATAAAGTATCAGAATTACTATTTGTTATTTCACCGGCTAACATTGACGCTTCATACATCTTTCTTAGAACATCATTTGGTGCATTACTACCCACTTTAATTAAATTATGGTCTTTCAAATACGTCTTTATATCATTAACAGATTTCTTTTTCAGCTCTCTTTGTGCAGTTAATACTTGTTTGCGTGTATTTCTATCTTTGATTAGAATACCCACAGTTCGGTTATTTTTCGTTTTTCCAAGGGTGTATTTTTTACGAATGGTCCTTTTCAAAATTTGTTTAATGGGATCTACAGTTTCAGGATTATTAATAGGTTCAGTTACAATGGAAGGGCTTGTTTCGACAGATGTATTTTCATTAAAAATTACTTGATTTGGTTGTTCCGTAGTTATAATATTAGTATTAGTATTAGTATTTGTATTATTACTAATGACTGATTGTTTTTCTTTAATTTTATTTTTTAAATTCTGTAATCGGTTCTCTCTTTCGCTAACCTGAGAACTAATATTTGAATCAATAACTACGGATAAATTTGGATTAGTGACTATCATATTTTTTTGAGTTTTATTCCATTCTTTATAATTAGGCTTAATACCATTTTTTAAACAGCCATATGGTACAGCACTATCGACTTTATATGGTTGCGTCAATACAAGTGGTGTCTGTGCTCCTTGTGAGTTTAGCGCATTTAAAACTAACTGTGTTGTATTTACATCTACTAATTGTTGTTTAAGTTCATCCGGTAATTCTATATTTACTTGTGGTAAATTTGAACTTGATGCAAGAGTAGAACCCGATAGAAGTGATTGATAATTTTTAACAGTCCTTCTTTCTAAATCATCCTTCATTTTTTGTTTATTCTTTTCAGCTGATACTTTTTCATCATTTTCCTTTTTTTGCTTCGATAACATTTGTAAATAATTTATCGAATCATTAAATTCATCTGTATAATCAGACAAATCGACCAAGTTTGGTTTGCTTACACTATTGGTTGAACCGCTTACACTATTGCCTTGCGGTAACTTTTTTTTGTTATTGTCTAAACTTTCCGTTTCTTTTATTTTATGTTCCTTAATCCTTTTTAGAAGTTTATTTTTTAAAACATTAGGTGATATCAAAGGCACCTTATCGGGTTTTGGTTTTTTCTCCCGTTTTTTTCTTGTTTTTCCAACGCTAAATAAATCTGGATTAATAGATATTTGTTTTGACATTTAGTATTAATATAATAAACAAAAAACTATTTATATAAACAACACATTAGGAATAAATAGAACTATATATATATTTTTTCAGATTTTCACTATCCTTTCTCTTTTTTATGTCGTCATTTTTTAAATACAATTCAAAACCCTTCTCTAAATCCTTAAGTGTTATTTTCTTTTTTTCAGAATCAGCTTTACAGAAAACACGCTTACTATGTGCTATTTTTGTTTTGGCTAAAATCGTCTCAATATCTCTGCCAAAAAATTTCAAATAGTCATAGTTTTTCTTAAAAAACTCAGATGTAATTTTCGATTCTTCATGTAATTCCCAACCTATATCCTTAACCTTTTTTACAAATATTTTATACAAATCTTCAGCACTATAATTGTCTGTTTTAAAACGCCAAGTGAAGCGGGAATCCAGACCTTGATTGTAATTGAAAAAACAATCATTTAATTCTGTTTCATATCCAGCAATAATTACCATCAAATTCTCCTTATTATCGCTTAACCCCTCGCATAGAGTGTCAATACATTCTTTTGAAAAAATATCTTTCTTATCAGTATTGCCTAAAGCATAGGCTTCATCAATAAAAAGCACACCACCCAATGCTTCCTTTATAACATCGCGTGTTTTCATTGCAGTTTGACCCAAATATCCGGCTATTAAATCACTACGGGTTACCTTTTTAAATGTCCCCTTGTTTAGTATACCGATTTTGCTGTAAATCTTGCCCATCATTTTTGCGATTTCTGTTTTGCCAGTACCTGGCGGTCCATAAATCACCGTGTGCATAAAATCACCCGTTACACCTGAGTCATTTTTATTTTTATGTAGTTCTTGAACAAAGTATAATATTTGATCGACTATATTATTTTTCAAATTGGTCATACCAATCATATTATTTAGCTCCTGTAAAGGTTCTTTAATATTGTGTAGTGCTTTCATATTGATATTGTAGTTGATTTCAGGATCCAATTTATATTTTTCGGTGAGCTGAATAATATCGTCAATGCTATTTATTTCGGCTTCAATATTGATAGTTTCCCTTATTTTAATAGGCGATATAGGTTTATTGTTTACTTTAACTTTAACTTCTGAATCAATATAAGGGTCCTTTTTGGAAGAACGTTGAAATATCATTCTGTTTATTCTATTCCTTTCTTTTTTCCCATTTATAGATTCTTTATATTCATTTGGGTCATCAATATCCATATCCATACTCAAAACATCATTTGTGGTTTGGCCGGTAAAATTACTCGAATTATGCCCACTATCATCATAATTTTTCGTTATTTTTTCAATGATTTTCTCCAAAGCAGTCTTGAGTTGTTCTGTTTTTCCAATACTTATAGGGTCGTTTGTAGGATCTTCATTTATAACCTCGGGTTTTATAACTTCGGATTTATCAAGCGTAATTAAAAATTTATTATAATTATTTATTCGCGATGGATCCATCTTATTTTTTCTAAGCATATAATTATATTTTAATAATTAATTGATTTTATATCTTTTTAATTAATTATTATCTTATTATATAGATGATTTTAACAAATATATTTAAAAGTATAATAAATGAAAAACAAATTATTAATCAACCATTACAAGCTTTAAGCAATAATCATTTTTTGACGAAAGGTTCGCTTCTTAATATGGGAAGCGGAGGAATTGGTGGTGGTATAATAGAACCTACTCCTCCACCTCCAACTGATATTGATGACCTTGACTCTGATCTTACAACAATTATAGATTTGCCATTTATATACACTGATGAGGTTCCTTATAATAGACCAAACTTTTCATTATTTAGCAGCAGACCAAGATTAAAGTTAGGTAGCAGTTTAAGCGGTAAAGTAACAGCCGGTTCTGTTGCTATCGGTAGTACAAAAGGAATTGCTTCGTCAAAACGCATACTAACACATTGTACACAAACAAGTGGAGATATACAATTTTGTGCAAGTCAAATAATTCCAGCAGCAGCCCCAGTTGTTCAACCAGAAGTATTGTTTAACACAAGTAGTTTTGATAGATATGATATTCCAGAAAAATATAAAAAGGGTTTACTCGTTGCTGTTCAAAGATGGAGTAAATTTATTAAATACAATCCGGAAACTATTAAACTAATTAGACAAAATTTAAATAATAATAATTGGTCCGGACTTGAACTAACCGGATTTGAATTAGTTACTACAGGAGATTTTACTGCTGAAACAGAAACATTTTATGCCAAAGATAATACAGGACTTATTTCAAGTTTTACATTAAAAATAAGAGATGACTTAATGAAAAATTATGCTCAGGATGATATTAATCAAATTTTTACTCATGAATTAGGTCACGCTTTAGGTTTTACTATTACACACGATGGACCATTTCCTCTACCTTTGGTTAGACAAAACGCACAAGAAAATGGTGCGGAATTGTTACCTAATATAATGCCGATGATGGGATTTAATAATACAACAGATAATACTACACCATTTGGTTTACATATTCAATATTATTCTAATACCGTTAAGGCTTATAGACAATATGGAGGTAATCGTAAATATTCCGGCGGAGGTTATAATGAAAGAATGAGTACTCCATTTATGTTACCTATAACACAAGATTTAACAGGTGGTCTTCATTTAAGCGCTTTACCTTTTTATTCAGAAAAAAAATTTGGAACTACTCAAATACCATTATATGTCAAACTAGGCATTGGTAATGACGTTATGTTACCTGGGTTTACACTTGGTGAAAAATATTATATTTCTGATATAAGTATTGGAGTTTTATTAGATTTATATACAAATTTAAATGGTAAAAACTATCCTACATACATTAGAAAAGGAAACAGTAGTGAAGTAGGAATTGTAATAGTAACTGATAATGTTATATATTTTGGTAAATAAAATAAACCAACCTTTTAAAAAAGGAATAAAAACGTGATGGCAAATGTAGCTATAATTTGTAAAACAATAATGAATCTGGAAAGGAAACTTCTACATTTGAGGTCGACATATGCCACGGTACTCTGAAAATTGATAGACATAAAAAGCGCAATCCAGTTTTTATGTGTTAAGAAATGGTCTTTATCAAATTCTTTTGGTATAAAAAAATGCTTATAGAAATTAATCATTAAAATACGATAAATTATAGCAAAAATAAATATACTTGTTAATTGAAATGCAAAAAGATTGAAATATTTCTCAAAGTCTTTTGGGACAAGTCCAAAAAAATTACCAAAAACAAATATTTTTTCATATAGCTTTTTTTCCTCAATTTTTTTCTCTTGCTTTTTTTCTTCATACTTTTGTTTCTCATGATTATATTCATCATTATCTGAAACTGCTAAATTATCATTATAATTATAATTATTATAACTCATATAATATAAAATAATAAAATAATAACACCGCATCAAAACAAATATTTATTATTAAAACAATTTAAAAATAAAATTGAAAAGTTAAATAACCGAAACAAATATGAATATAAATAGCAGCACACACACTTCAAAAATGAATTCTAAAGAAAATACAAATACTATATTTGATATCGAAAATGACCAGTTCATCGAAACCCCTTGGAATATAATTGAATCGTATTTCAAGGGTCAACATTTGGAGCGGTTGGTTCGACATCAATTGGAATCGTATAATAATTTTGTAGGGTACCAAATTATTAAAACGATAGAAATGTTTAATCCTGTTCACATCGTGTCAGAGCAAGATTATGATCCAGCATCTAAAAAGCACTCACTCGAAATATTTGTTACGTTTGAAAATTTCCAAATTTATAGACCGCAAATTCACGAAAATAATGGCGCGATTAAACTGATGTTTCCTCAAGAAGCACGTTTGAGAAATTTTACATACGCATCTGCTATGACTATTGATATTAATATAAAATATATTGTAAGAACTGGAGCTAACCTGGATAATATTCAGACGTTTTATAAAACTATCCCAAAGGTTCATATCGGGAAATTACCTATTATGTTGAAATCAAATATCTGTGTCTTAAACCAATATAAGCATTTTGAAAACAATATAACTGGCGAATGTAAGTTTGACTCTGGTGGATACTTTATTATTAATGGTTCGGAAAAAACTGTATTAGGACAAGAGCGCGCAGCCGAAAATCGCGTATATTGTTTTAATGTTTCCAAGAATAACACTAAATATACTTGGTCAGCAGAAATCAAATCAGTTCCAGATTTTAAATGTATTTCACCAAAGCAAATAAATATGATGATTAGTTCCAAAAATAATGGCTTTGGTAATCCTATTTATGTTCAGATACCTCGCGTCAAACAACCAATCCCTTTATTCATTGTATTCAGAGCATTAGGAGTAATTTCAGATAAGGATATTTGTGAGAAAATATTACTTAATATTAGTAATGAGAAAAATAAACCAATGTTGGAAATGTTGCAAGCATCCATTATTGAAGCAAATAAACATTTGACAAAGGAAGAATGTATTAAATATATTACGAGTTTTGCTATGTATACCCCTATAAATATGGATAAGGAAACAGGTGCAAGAAAAAAACAGGAGTTCGCAATGGATATTTTGAACAATGATCTGTTTCCGCATTGTCATAACCAAACTCAAAAAATATATTTCCTTGGTTATATGACAAATAAGTTGTTGATGGCATCTTTTGAAATTGTAAAGCAAGATGACCGTGACTCTTATGTAAATAAACGTGTTGATTTAACAGGTACTCTTTTGAACAATCTGTTTAGAAATTATTTTAATAAGCTGGTTAAGGATATGGAGAAACAAATTATACGCGAAATTAATACTGGTTCATGGAAATCAACTGACGATTATGAAAACATTATAAATTTGACAAACATTTATAAAATTATTAAGTCTACAACAATTGAAAATGGATTAAAGCGTGCGTTATCAACTGGTGATTTCGGCATTAAACACACGAATTCTAATAAGGTTGGTGTGGCTCAAGTTTTAAATAGACTGACATATGTTTCCAGTTTAAGTCACGCTCGCAGAGTTTCGACTCCAACCGACAAAAGTGGTAAGTTAATTCCTCCTCGTAAATTACATAATACGTGTTGGGGTTTCTTATGCCCCGCAGAAACTCCTGAAGGGGCTTCCGTTGGTATTGTTAAAAATTTGAGTTATATGACACATGCGACGATTTATTCTAATTCGATGCCGTTGTATGAATACATTATGCCTAACATAATTAAGTTGGATGATGAAACACTAACATCCCTTGATATGTATGATAAAGTAAAGGTGTTTATCAATGGATCTTGGGTTGGTATCACTGATTCGCCTCAAGAGTTGTATTTAATGTTGAAAGAAAAAAAGTACAAGGGTATTATCAATATTTATACTTCTGTTGTATTCGATTACAAATTAAAGGAAATTCGTGTTTGTAATGACGCTGGTAGATTAACTCGACCTTTATTGAGAGTGAAAAACAAGAATATTCTGGTAAATGATAATATTATTGACCAATTAAACAAAAGCGAACTAAATTGGGATAGTTTGTTGACTGATAGTAAAATTAATGAATCTGTAATAGAATATATTGATCCCGAGGAACAAAGTTGGTCTATGATTGCTACAAAGCCACAAGATATTATTAAAAAAGATGATAGCTCGGCAATTCATAAATATACTCATTGCGAAATCCATCCTTCAACTATTTTTGGAGTACTCGCATCGTGTATTCCATTCCCTGAGCATAATCAGTCACCCAGAAACACGTATCAATGTGCGCAAGGTAAGCAAGCAATGGGTGTTTATGTGACAAACTATGAAAACCGCATGGATAAAACCGCATATGTGTTGAATTATCCTACGAGACCATTGGTGGATACACGTATTATGAATATGATTCAACTTAACAAAATCCCGTCTGGTACTAATGTGATCGTTGCTATTATGACACATACTGGTTACAATCAGGAAGACTCATTGCTAATCAATCAAGGCTCTATCGATCGTGGTATGGCATTGGTAACTGTTTATCATACTGAAAAGGATGAAGACAAACAGAAGATTAACGGTGATGAAGAAATCCGTTGCAAGCCGGATGCCAGCAAAACAAAGGGAATGAAGTTTGGCAACTATAACAAGGTAAATTCAAAGGGTGTAATTCCTGAAAATACTCTTGTCGAGAATAACGATATTATTATTTCAAAGATTACGCCGATTAAGGAAAATAGAAATGACCACACCAAGGTCATTAAATTTGAAGACCAGAGTAGAAAATATAAGACCGTTGAGGAGACTTATATTGATAAAAATTATATTGATAGAAATGGCGAAGGTTATAATTTCGCCAAAGTTAGACTGAGAACCGTGAGAAAACCTGTGATCGGAGATAAATTTAGCTCGAGACACGGACAGAAAGGTACTGTCGGAAATATTATTCCTGAATGTGATATGCCTTTTACCAAAGATGGCGTCAAACCTGATATCATTATTAATCCTCACGCAATCCCTTCTCGTATGACGATTGGACAATTAAAAGAAACATTATTAGGCAAGGTTTTACTTGAACTCGGATTATTTGGTGACGGTACATCATTTGGAGAATTCGATATAAATGATATTTGTAAAGAGCTTATTAAATTAGGTTACGAGTCAAATGGTAACGAATTGATGTATAATGGTTTGACCGGTGAACAGCACGAATGTAGTGTATTTATTGGCCCTGTCTTTTACCAGCGTCTCAAGCACATGGTTAATGATAAAGCACATAGTCGTTCAAATGGACCAATGGTGAATTTAACTCGGCAGCCGGCTGAAGGACGCTCGCGTGATGGAGGGTTGCGATTTGGAGAAATGGAGCGTGATTGTATGGTCAGTCACGGTGCGGCCAGATTTACTAAAGGGCGAATGTATGATGCATCTGATAAATATTCAGTATTTATTTGTAAAAAGTGTGGTCTTATTGCTTCATACAATGATAGCCTACATATTCATCATTGCCGTATTTGCGACAATCGCACAGACTTTTCCTATGTGGAAATTCCTTATGCTTGTAAGCTGTTGTTCCAAGAATTGAATACAATGAATATTGCACCTCGATTGATGACAGATAAATAAATAATTGGTCTTTTAGAAATTATATAATATTTGTTAAATTTTTTATTTGTTCGCATAACGTAGGGTATAGTGTTTCAAATAGAATTTATGTAAAATCTTCAGTTAAATAATATATAATATAAATATTTATATTATATATGACAGATTTAGATATAACAACATTTAATACACCTAATGGATTCTTAACAACCGGTTTTAATACACTAGTTCCTGAACCCCTACCATTCGATACTGGTGTTGCTATTGTTATCCGTTCAGATAATAGAATAGTAATGGGTGGTTATTCAACATATTTAACAGGGTCGTATATCACTCTATCGTGTTATAATACAGATGGTTCTCTTTATACAACTTTTGGTGTAGGAGGTAAAGTTTTACTACCTGCGCCATTAGGCTTTACAAGTTGTATCGTGAACGATGTTATATTACAACCAAATGATTATATAATAGTTACAGGCGACACTTCTTCTCCTGATCCTGCTCCTTTTTTTCGACCATCTATGTTCGTGGCTCGGTTTACACCCTTAGGTGTTTTAGATACGATGACATTCGGTGGCGGTTTGGGTTACGTTATAATTCCTCCTAGTACTTTTGATTCTGGTGGGAATTTTTTTGATCAGTGTTATTCTAACTCTGTTATAATTCAGCCATCTGATGGCTATATAGTTTTAGGAGGCGGTGTCCGTAAACTTGCACTACCTAACAACAAAAGTTTTATAGCTTTAGTTCGCTTAGATACAGCTGGAATATTAGACACCGCGTTTGGAACAAATTTAAATGGGACAGTATATGCTGCTTTTAATTTGTTAACTAATAATGAAGATTTTTGTAATTGTCTATCAATCCAAACAGACGGAAAAATAGTATCGGGAGGTGTAAATTCTCCTGCTCCTGCTCCTGCTGCCAGTCAAAACCTTTCTGTAGTGCGTTTTACTACGGGTGGTCTCCTCGATACGACGTTTAATTCGTTAGGTATAACTCCAGGATGGCTAATTATTATTCCTAATTTGCCAATTTATAATTATAATTTTTCGAGTGGTCTTGTAATAAATAGTGTTGGTCAAATTATTATTAGTAGTTATATAACAAAAACATCAGGCGAACAATGTTTCGGAGTAGCTGCGGTTACATCAAGTGGAATATTAGATACTTCGTTTGGAACAGGCGGTCAAACTGTTCTTGATTTATCCCCCACTTATGATCTCACAACTCCATTATTTACAAGTTGTGCTAATGCTTTGGCGTTACAATCTGATAATAAAATAGTCATTACAGGTGGTTTTACTAATACAATAACGAATGACAAAGGCTTTTCATTGGCACGTTTTAATACGAATGGGACATTAGATTTGACATTTGGATTAGCAGGATTAGGATATATACTTTCAGACCTGATTTCATCAATTACTGATAATGAAATTGGTTATTCTGTTGCTATACAGACTGATGGTAAGGTTCTTGTAGGAGGAACAGTTATAAATATTGAAGATTCAGGTGCGTTTCGATGCTTTATTTTAGCAAGATATTTCGGATTTCCACCTTTTCCTCCAACTCCTACACCAATCGTTCCTATTTGCTTCCCAGCAGGAACACCTGTTACTACAGACCAAGGAGAGATAAATATTGAATTAATTGACCCAGATGTTCATACTATTTTTAATAAAAAAATTGTCGCAATTACAGAAACCATTATGCTTGAAAATAATATTGTTTGTTTTGAAAAAAACTCATTAGGTTATAACATACCAAATAAAAAAACATATATAAGTAATTATCACGGCATTATACATAATGGAAAACTAATTCAAGCAAATAAATTTGTAGGTAGATTACCAGGAGTTTATTATAAAAAATACAATAATGAAATTTTATATAACGTTTTAATGGAAAAACACTACATTATAAAAATAAATAATATGAGAGTTGAAACATTAAATCCTCTTAATTTTGTAGCCCAATTATATACAAAAAATTATACTCCTGAAGAAAAAACAAAACTAATATTAGAAATGAATAAAAAAACAGCTGAATTTGCGGATATTAAATATAACACTAACCATATACGTAATATACATTATACTAAAAGAAATCATAATCAAAAAATAATACCAAATTATTTTATTACACAGCTTCAT